AGTAAAAAGTTTTATTATTTTTCAATGGTGCAGATGCTTCATTTACTTCTCCTAAAACTTTATTCATAATTCTTCTATCCTCTGGTCTCATCCTAGCATTATTTCTTACGGCTTTTAATTCTTCAGTAAAGGCTGCTAAATCTCTTCGTCCAACACTATTTCTCAAACCACCGAGTTTATAAATAACTTCATCTATACCGTCTGTAATTTCATCAGATCCTCTTACTGCTGATTGTGCATAATTTTTTCTAATAGTTTTTAATTGATCAGATGCAGTTGTTGCTGTTTTATCGAAAAATTCTTTTGCACCTTTTGGTAAACCTAATTCTATTGGTCTTAATCTATTAACAGGATTTAACTTAATCATTGCACCAAGTTCGTTACCATCTAGTTTCAATCCAAATTTTTTTGCTGCGTATAATAAACCACCTGTTAAATCTCCTGCTTCATTGAATATAGCAAGGTTAGAATCAAATAATTCTTCTTTGTTAATAACTACTTCTTTACCTTGAAAAGGACCACGATCATATCTAAACTTTTTAGGTTCTCTTACCAATTTACTTGTTGGTTTGCCAAATACACTTAGATTAACTTTTCTCGTTGATGTTAAATGATCAACCCAATCGTCAGCACTAAACTTACCTGCACCTTTTTTCATAATCCAATCGTAAGTAGAGGAACCAAATGCAGGTGCTGTGTCATCACCCATGTGAAGTGGTTTTGTTTTTTTTAAAACAACAGGAGGGTTACGTAATTCTTGTATTGCAAGTTCTTTTCCGGTGTCCTGTGTTGCTTTACCTTCATAGGTTAATAGCTTTTGTTCTTTGCCGGTAACCGGTGACTGTACTGGTTTTTTACCAAATACTTTTTTACCGATCCCTAATAAGATATTCTTAAGGGACATTGTCCCTCCTAGTACATTTTTGTAGGTTTAGTTCTTGCCATTCCGCCACCACGGGCTTTAACCATTGAACCTTTTTTCATCATACCCATAGGTCGTTGCATGCCCATAGGTCTATTCATCATGCCACCACCCATTTTTTTATCCCGAGCTCTAAGTACAGGTCCTGTTGTTTGAATTTTTCTATCCTGAGGCATAACTCCTGTTGTTTGATTTTTTCTATCTCGAGCCATAAGTGCAACTCCACCTGTCATTTTTTTTGGTATTTTTTTAGACATAGGTCTTGCAGCTTTGTTTTTATTTTCTTTTTTCTCTTTCATTTTCTTTTTCAAAAATTGTATAGCTGTAACACCAACAGCTACTGGAAGTAAAAGTTTTTTACCAAGCTTAACAGATTTTGCCTTATCTATAAATTTTTTTCTACCAGCACCAGTTTTTTTATCAATGATACCCATATCCTGTGCTCTCTTCTTAGCATCAAAAGACATATCGCCATCTGATTTACCAGCTAACATCATTCTTCTTTTTATGAACTCACCTCTACGTGCTTTCATCATTTTGCCTGGTTTCATCTTTTCATCTTGTAAACCTTTGCCTCTGCCTTTTGCTTTTTCTGCTTTTAGGATTTTAAAATCTTGTGCATCAATTCTATTGTTATTGTTTCTGTCTAATTTTTTTTGACCACCAACAAGTGCACCTGCTCTATGAGTTGCAACATTTAACATTTTGTTTTTTGTTTGGTAATCAGCTTTTTTATACTCATCACTTGAAGTGATTTCTTTCAATTCTTTTTGAGATTTTAATTTACCTTTTACGATATTTCCCTTTTGTGAAGTGCTAGTAAAGCCTCCTGGTTTTTTTTCTTTTTTTAATATTCTAATCGGCATAGTATCTCCTAATAATATTTATATTCCTTTTCTAATTTTATTGGTGGGTCATCCCAGTCGTCAGAATAGGTACTTACAAATCCACCTTGCCGATATCTTAACACAGCTTGGGTCATGCTGTCTACATAGTCATCATACTGGCCATTGGGAAATGCTGCACATTCCTCAATAACTTCTTGTGCAAAGTGCTCATCTGTAGGTGCATACACCATACCAGACTCAAACACAGGAGCACAACTATTTATACGTGTATGCTTATCTCTACCTCTTGCAGGCACGTAATCTATTACAGGAATACCTGCACGTCTTAATTCATGTATTAGGGGCTGTCCTGAAGCCTTAGCCTCAACAATTACGGTTTCCGGTTCCCAGTATTGATATTGCTCTAAAGCAACATTTTTTAGATCTGGAAAATCATACCTACCCTTCATAGCATCAAGAAGTATTATACATTTCTCATAACCCTCAACAGGTTCAAATATTCCCCAAGTTGTAATCGCAGAATAATCAGCAGTTTCTTTTTTTGAAAATGCAGTATCATAACTTTGAATCACATGAAGTAATCTAGGAAGATATTCTTCATTCCAAGGTTGCCACCATTCACGTTTTATAATTGCACCTTCTTCACTTGTTGGGTCCTGCATATATTGTGCGTTCCAGTTCTTCATTGAAATAGAAGCTTTGACTGAATCTAAATCTTCTCTTGTCCAATACTCAGGCCACACAGGTTTATCGTTTGGTAAAATTGCAGGAAACTCGATTACTTCCCATTTATCTGCTTTAGGTTCTTTCTGTGCCTTGATGAGCCTTCCAGTAAGATCGTCTACCGCCCAACGGGTCATGACAACTAGGATACGACCACCTGGTTGTAAACGTTGTCTGGGTCCTGAACTATACCACTCGTAAGCTCTGTCCATTGCTGAATCAGACATTGAGTCTTGTTCAGTATGTGGGTCATCAATAATTAATAAATCTGCACCACGACCTGTAATGGAACCTCCTACACCTGCAGCAAAATACTCACCACCATGATTTGTTTCCCAACGTCCTTTTGCTTTAGAGTCTTCTCTTAAAGTAACATTTCCAAAAATTTGTTTATACTCTGCAGTGTTCATAAGATTACGAACCTTACTACCGAACCTTGATGCAAGTTCAGCATTGTGTGATACCTGCATTATTTTTTTCTTTGGATACTTTCCAATATACCAAGCAGGAAAAAGATAAGATGCAAATTCAGATTTGGTATGCCTAGGAGGCATATTAATGATGAGCCTCTTTGCATCACCATCAGCGATGTTTGCAAAAGATTCAGCGATTATTTGATGGTGCCCATATTTTTTTGGGTCCTTTGTTTTTCTGTAGATAAAATCTTGCCAAACAGTTTCTGCAAAAATTAAAAAGTTATCTTGGCATAACTTGATCCACTGCAATTGTTTTTGAAGAATAATATCTTTTAATTCATCTTCTGTAAGATTTTCTATATTCATACCGTTTGGGACCCTAGTATATTTATGTATATTGCTTTGTAAACCTCTTTGCTCGTCACGACCACGCCTTCTAACGCAAATTTGCATTTACAGGTAAGATTTACAGGTCGTTGTGAATTGTGAGCCTTGCTCTACGATAGATACACCAATAGCCCTCACGGGCTATTGGTTTTGATTGTTAGTTATTCGTCTTGTGTTGGGTGTAGCTGTTGAACAAGCGTACTAAATTTTTCTAGTATGTTGTTCTTGAACTCGTCTACAACTGCGTTACCATTATTTTCTAATATGTGTTTCTCGCACTCGCCCATTAATAATTGAAACATTATTTCATAGTTGAGTTGTTTCTTTGCACCATTAGAAACCAACATATCTTTTAATTGAGTTGGCGATTTCTCGCCAACCCTCTCTGCTAATACTTGAGCAATATTAATTAAACTATTGTTGGGCATTGTTATCCCCTATTGCTTTATACTCTTGATATTCAATATCAGTAGTAAACTTATTATATAAATCGTTGTGTGCAATTTTAAAGTTTGCTGTTTCAAACTTTTTTCTTTTACGATTTATTCTTTGTAGTCCAAAACTATTTCCGTGTTCATCTTGAACAATGATTAAGTTTTGATTTGTTCTATCAAAAGTATCTACAATATTTTGTTTCATTGTATCTAACTCTTTAGATAGTCTATTTGCTTTTAGCTTTAATTGAGCATAAGCAAGAACTACTTTTTTTTCTTCTTGCTTTAGCTTTTTTATTGCATTTGGCATTTTTACCTCTTTGTTAAGTTATACAAACTTATGTTTGCCCCCTCTTCTTATATCTTATCAAGTCCCATTACAAGAATTAATTTAACTTTTTTTTATCTTTTTTATTATGTCCAATATCAGTAATAATAACATTCGGCTCAACCTCTAGTTGTATGTGTTCACCCATTAATCTTTCCAGATTTTTCACCAGCGTCCCCAACTCCTGTGTAGTTTTATCCATAGCTTTTTGTCCTGCCTTGCGAGGCGAGGCGACATTCTTTTTTTTCATTAATCTATCTCCCAAGTTTTTACTACTATTTCATCTGGTAAGTCTTTCGCCCAATCTGGTAACTCCTGCGTGGTGTCCTGTTTTTTATTGAAATCATTCTCGTCAGTTTTCTTTCGAGAACGAGGCGAGGCGACAGATGTCGCCCCAACCTTTTTATCTTTCGGCATTACCAACTACACCAATATTCAACGACCTTTTTATCGTTGATTGCTTGTTCACAGAATTTCAAGAACTTGATGTCCTGCTCTTTGTACTCCTTAACTGATTCTTCTTGAAACTGCTGTCCCCAGAAAAAACCATCTTCGGCAACGTAGTCCTTAAAGCCCTCTTGAATTTGTTCAGCTAATTGTTTGGCGACTTCCTCAGTTATATATACTGGTGCGTCTTGGTCAGCATTAAAACCTAAATGAGAAAGGTGTCCCTCGTGTTTATGCGTGTTGTTTTGTTCGTCCCACTTTGCCGACATAAACTGCTGAAGTCTTGCGTGTTTTCTCCACACGAAAACTTTAGCTTGTTCTTCCTTATCGTCTTCGTAGTATTTTTCCCAATCTACTTTATGACCTCGTAGATGTGCGTGTTGGTCTAATCCCATAACTTTTCCTTTTGTTAATTGTTAGTTTGTTCTTGCTCTTATCAAATCCCATTAATCAATGCAACAATTATTTTTTAGAATTATTCTAAACTAGAAACGCACCCCTACATCTGTAATCCCACAAGAAGTTCCAGCTCCTGACGCTGCCGTCCTGTGAACTGTAGGTGCAGCTCCATCTGCCAGTCCAACGAGAACGAGCGAGGTGTCAGAAAACTGACGCAGCAACGAGAACGAAGAGTCCTGTGATGAGGAACATCACATTAGGGAATAATATTAATAGCACTACGTACAACGCTACTAGTTCCACCAGCATCTCCTGGATCCTGAAGCACCCGCTTCTACATGCAGCTGGTGCCAGGCCAATTGTAAACGAGACGAGGCCTTCATTGATCATCCTCAACGACACTGTCCTTCCATGAGTGACCGTTAGCAATGCAGCGTGCCCCGGGACCACCAGTAAGTGCGTATACTTTTCCAGGTTCAGGTTTGTCTTCCTTCACGGCATCTGCAGCGGACCAACCATCCGGTGGTGAGTTCTCCTTATTAATTTTTTTAATTAGTTTGTCGAGCTTTTGCTTCTTGGGCTTTTCCGTCACGATGTATTCACATCCGTAATAATCGTTCATTTGATTTATTAGTTTTTTACTGATCATGAGATCCTCCTTTGTTAGTTATAGTCTAGATAAGACCTGATGGGAGATTTGTCAAGAGCTTTCTTTCTAGCTTTTCACCAGCTGTGTTCCTGATGGGGTCAGCTTCCAGCTGCAGGTGCCAGTTCTCTTTCTAAACGGGCAACGAGATTTTTATACTTGACAACGAGCCGAGATCCAGCTGCACGGGGATGCCATCACCTGCCCCCCGCTAACTAACAAAGAGGGAAAGAAACGAGGGGCGGGAAATGGCACGAGCTTCCGTACGCTGCCTGGATCCTGAGCTCACCAGCTGCAGGATGGGCCCAGTCGGTGTCCCCTGAACGAGAACGAGCGAGGTTTGTCAACGACAACGAGATCACGCTGCCTCCCGGAGAAGACTCACCAGCTGCTCCTGGACCATGGGCCATTGTAAAGGAAACGAGAATGAACGAGACGGCACCAGTAAACGAGGATCAGTGAACACGGACAACGGTCTGTAGAGTTTCAGAGACCTCTTCAAGGGGGTCTCTTTCAAGATAATTACTTTGCCACCTGCCTTAATATATTTGTTGATCCAAACAACTTGCCACTTATTTAGCTTGGGAAAACTGAGTTCATCTGATTTTAATTCTATCCAAAATACATCTAAATCCGACACAGCATGTATATCTGGAATACCATTAATTGTGCTAGATTCTATGCGAGTTAGAAAGCATTTAGTCAGTCCTTTCTTGACCTTTTTCCATAACAAACTTTCTTTGTTAGATACACTCATTATTAAGTCAGTTTCTTGATTGTGACTATGACTGAATTAGGTATGACAGTAGTATTTCCTATTGATTCAATACTCTTACCATCATCTCCAAGTGAGTAATCACCAAACACTCTAGTCAGTCCTTTTGTTTGGCTAAGTAAGTGTCCTTTAGTTACACAGGTTGGCAGCTTCGCCTTCCTGAGCTGGTCAAACGTACTCCAACTGCTGTCGCTAATAATATCATACCACTCCACCGAGACCATAGGATATTTTTCAATCTCACTATTAATTTTTTTTGGTATACTAATTTTCTTTTTCATCTATCTCAACACTAATAATTCCTATTGAAGTAAACATGGTAGGGTTGTGTAAATGATTGAAAGCTTTTACCCATTCAGACCAATTAGCCTTTTTCAATTTGTTCAACGTGCTCTGGCTCAACTTCAATCGTTTTTGCATTGTATCCATCGATTTTTTGGTTAAGCTCTTTGAGTTTGTTTTCAAGTTCTTCACGTGACATACCCTCCAGACCTGTTACTTTAACTTCTCTCCTATCAACATAAGCACCAGCTAATTGTCCAGATCTGTATTCTGCATTGATTGCAGCAGCGTATTGATCTTTCTTTTCTGCTTTATCTGCTAGTCTATCTAATCTTTTAAATCTTCTAAGGTTGTCACCTTCATACATTTTTAATTCTTTATTAAATCTTTTATCAAAATAATTTGCAACATGTGGGTTAGACTTTC